CTCATTTCCAGCCCATCTAAAGCTAACCGTTTGGTAAACTCTATTTGGGAGTTATTTTCATCACCAATCACAGATTTTGACATGTTAATTGGAATTCCAATTTCATTCAAAATCTGTTGGTAGGTAACTGCAACTTCTTTATTAAATATTACCACGTCATCACCTAGTAGTCTATAATCTTTAAAGAATCTTAACGGTTTTCCGTTACGTATTCGATTAATATTATATGAATATTGGATGATATCATGGTGCCATAACGAAAATGAAGGGAACGAAGATAGTAAGCCTAAAGGCTGACCTACCTTCCACCTAACAAATTTGTTATGTTCTTTAATATAAAAGTTCCGACGAGTCATTATTGATAGCCAGGCATCACCTAAACCTTCTTTCATCAGATCAAGACGGAAAACTTGCATTTCTGCAGGAATTCTATCTGATGCTGATGATAGGTCAAAACAATAAGTTGGTTTGCCCAAACTTTCCTTGACAAGGGTTTTAAAACCTTTGTCTTGGTCTTTTGTGCAATCCGTACTGATTTGTTTTAGGGTGTTGTACAGGGAATCCTGTATAACCTTTAAAGATGTCTGACTCCAGTAATCCCCAATAGCAAATACACGTGTTTTCCCGCCAGGTTCGGATGTAAATCCTAACCTACCGTTTAAATACTCTGTATTTGGTGTAACGTATGATGCGTGTTTCTCCATCCATCTAGTAATCCAATCCTGTCGTAAGACATTATTAAATTGCTTTATAGATGAGTATAATTCATCATCATCAATCACAGCTCTTGCATCTAAATGTGAATACGCAACTGATGGTCCATTTGGACCATATCCAGTTGTCGTAAATACTTTTGGATGTATAGGGTCATGGGTTACTAATGTCCCTAAGTACCAAGGGTACTTTGATGAAAACTTTTCTAAAAATTGTTTAAAATACTTTGTTGTTTCGGAATCATCCCATCTCTTACGAGTGGGACTTTCGATAGACTCTGTACAATAATCAATTGGAAGATAAATTTTCTCATAGCACCTGGCAATACATAGGGCTAAACGACGTTCATTCCTTTTACCCTTCATGAGTGGCCTTAGAGGCCATAGGGTTTTAGGAATCCCTCGTTTATCTACTTTAGTAAAACTCAGAGGTAGAGATTCTAGATTTAAAGTATAATTACGGAGAAATCCGTATGCATCCTTAAATCTAGTCAGTGCGTACTTTTGGCCATTATTTC